TGGATAAGTTTTTTCCAGTGGCTTGGCGGTGGGTTCCCATGTGAAGTCAACTTCATATTTTGCGGTCACAATTGTTAACAAATTGTTCACAAAAATACTATATGGAGTTCATAATTTTCGAGTATACTATAAATGTAGTCAAGAGAGGGAGAGAAAAATAAAGTCTAGGCTACGAGAAAATAAACGAAAGAGGAAACAAAAAATGAAAATGTACGAACTGCAAAAATTAACTAGGGAAATTGAAGAAACAACAAACAGAAAAGTAAAATTGTTAGGCACTACTTGTGCAGGAAAACCAGCAGTATTTTTGTATTTTAATGATTGGTTAGTTCATACTTATTTTTTAGATGAATTATATCATGAAATAAATACATTGGCATTTGTAATTAATGGCTTAGCATTTGGAAAAAATCCAGTAGAGTTTTAAACCGCCTGATGAGTCTTTGAAAATTAAGACGAAACATAGTGTTTTACGTGAACATTATGTTGCGGTGTAAACCGATAATAAAAACGAAAAGAGGAAACAAAAAATGAAGTACAGCAAAAATGTAAAATTGAACAGGGTATTGAACGGAATCGAATGGGATTTATTGCAATTAGGTAAAGATGAAATCAGATACTATATGAAAGAATTTCCAAATGAACCAGATTATGAGATTGCAGAATATGGAAACCTATTAATTTACTATTCAGAAATTAGGGGTATGTACATTTCAGCTGGTTATAAATCATTTGAGGGAAATAAGATTTCAGATGTTAAAATGTGGGAAATCTACAGACGGCAAGTCGGATATGTTGCTAGACAAATTATGAAAACTGCCTGATGAGTCTTTGAAAATTAAGACGAAACACCCGAAGGGTGTTGCAGTAAATGAAAGTAGGTGTAATTATGATATTAAGAATTATGTTAAAAGACGGACGCTTTAAAAAAGGATATCGTCAGGTTACAAAAGAGTTTAAAACATATTCTGATTTAACTAACTATTTGCAATTTAATAAAAATAGTATTTACGGACAAGTAAAAAAATACACTATCCTTGACAAAGGAAAAATTAAAATAGGTGTTATAAAATGATTGATATTGACATTCACGAAATCAGATATACCTTAGATATACTTAAAATTCATTTTATGAAAAATTGTGTATGCAATTGGTGGGAAATAGCAAATTTAGAACTAATAGAAAAGCATTTGAATAATATTGAAGATGAAATAAATCGCCTGACGAGTCTTTGAAAATTAAGACGAAACAATGTTTCACATGAAACATTGTAGCGATTCGCAAATATAAAAGAAAAGGAAGTAAGCAAAATGGTAAAATTTACAAGAACATTGACTTATTACAAATTTACTTGTTTAGTCAATGAGGGTGGAGAAGCAAAAGAAAAGGTTTTCAATGTTACAGAAAGTAACGAAAATAAAGCTAGAAAAGAGCTTTTGAAGTCTGTAAACAATTGCTTAGTCATGAAAACCGAGGAAGTTAAAGAAAAAAGGGAAATGACACTTGATGAATTTATCGCAAATTCTCATGTTGTCGAATAATTAAAAGGAGTGTATTAAAATGAGTAACGAATTGCAAATCAAAGAAAATGTATTGGATAACGGTTCACAAATGTTGGTATCATCTTTTAAAATGGATTCTATGGAAGATAGACTTAAAGTTTTAAAAGCAACGAATACACCAGACCACCGAATCAAAGATTTCGTAAATATGGAAATTACAATTAAAGATATTTATATCGAAACTGTAAACGTTTTGCAGGACGAAAAAGACGAAAACGGTAAAGATATTTACCAAACCTGCCCAAGAACTATTATAGTTGACGACAAGGGAGAAAGTTATGTTGCCGTTTCGTTCGGAGTTTTCACAGCTGTAAAAAGAATTGTTGAATTGTTAGGCAATCCCCATGACTGGGAAAAACCGATTAAATTTAAAGTAAAACAAATTACAAAAGGTGATAGGAGCATTTTAACTTTTGAACCAGTTGTAAAATAAAATAATTACTTATATCTTGTGTCTGATATAGTACAATATAAGGCGGACATTGAATCGCTGTCCGCCTTTAAAATTAGGTGATTATATGGATAATTTCAGTTATCAATTTAGTAATGATTTAAAATTTTATTTTTCAAACCCTCAACAACTAATTTATTTTAAGCAAAAAGTAGACAATAAAAAAGTAATATACAATTTGAAATATCGTTATAAAAAAATTTACGGTTTGAATATAAATGATGAAATGGCATATTTATTGTTGTATTCAAAAATTGTTAATGATTTTAAAATAGAGTGTTGTGGGGTGATTCTATGCCGAAAAGACGCAGAGAATATAATCAATTTTCAAATGAAATCAATAAACAAGTTAAAAGATATAATGAAAAAGTCAAACGAATAACTAAAAAATACCCTGAATTAAAACCATTATACAAAGATAATTTAAAGATAACAGATATAAAAAAAGTAGTATTGACTCAAAAAGATTTAAATAAATTAACATTATCAATTGATAAATTATTTATAAACGAAAATATAAAACCTATAAAAACAAAAAGCGGAATCACCTTAAATAAATGGGCGATAGATGAATATAACAAAGATGTAAAAATTGTAAATAAATTAAAATTAAAAGAATTAGACATTATGTTAAAAACTCCATTCAAAGGAACTGAATTTTCATATGCTCAAATGGGTGGGGATATTGGAAACGAATTACGTCCGATTAATAAAAAATATAATGAATATGATAAAGTAACAAATTTTAGAAAAATGTTAAAATCTGTACAATTTAGGAGTTTTCCTAGTTATAGTAAATACAGAAACAATTTATATAAAGATAATTTTATAAAATCATTATACCAAGTAGGTAGTGAATACATAGATGAATATGGAAATATACAAACAATAGATTTAAAAGACGTTATTTCAAAAATTCCAACGGAAAAATTTATTGATTTTCTAAGACATATTGGTGAAGATTTACACTTAATTTTAAACGAAAATTATACAGTTTTGCAACAACGTGAAAGACTAACTGAACTTGTAGAACTAGTCAAAGGATTTGGGGTTGATGTTGTTTAGTGCTGACTTTGAAACTATAACAGACGAAAATGATTGTAGAGTATGGGCATGGGGAATATGTGATATACCATATACATTTGCAAATTTTGGTAATAGCATAAAGTCCTTTTTTGAACATTTAAAGACATTAAAAGAAAATTCAAAAATATATTTTCACAATCTCAAATTCGACGGTAGTTTTATTTTAAATTATCTATTATCAAATGGTTACACATGGGTAAAAGGAAAACAAGATTTAAAAATGAATACGTTTACCACTATTATATCTGAAGATATAAAATATTACAATATATCTTTTTATGTTAACAAGAAAGTAAAGGTTGATATATACGATAGTTTAAAAATAATTAATTTAACAGTAGAACAGATTGCAAAATCTTTCGGCATGCCGTTTCAAAAAGAAGAAATTGATTATAACGAATATAGAAGCAAAGACCATATAATGACAGAGAAAGAAAAAAGTTATTTATTAAACGATATAAAGATAGTTGCAACAGCATTAGATTATTTCTTTGAACAAAATCTAAAGAAAATGACACAAGGTAGTAATGCTTTATATAACTACAAGCAAATTATAGGCGGTGAAAAACATTTCAGGCAATTTTTTCCACAATTAGATGTTAATATTGATTCAGATATAAGGAAAGCATATAGAGGTGGTTTTACGTATTTAAATCCAAAATTTGCAGGAAAATTAATAAAAGAAAATGGATTTGTTATAGACTATAATAGTCTTTATCCTAGTGTTATGTTAATGAAACCTTTGCCACATTCACAACCAGTATTTTTTCAAGGTCAATATGAATATGATAAATATTATCCATTATACATTCAGCATTTAAGGGCACAATTTACTGTAAAGAAAGGTCATATACCTACAATACAATTAAAAAATAATTTATCATTTATAGCTAATGAATACATAACCGATAGTGGTTTTGAATATCCCGATTTATATTTAACTAATGTTGATTTATGTTTGTTCTATGAACATTATGATGTTTACAATATAGAGTTTATAGATGGTTGGAAATTCAGAGCACAAAAAGGAATGTTTGATAATTATATAAACAAATGGAGTAAGGTTAAGGTAGAAAGCAAATTACAAGGAAATAAGGGTATGACACTTATCGCAAAATTATTGTTAAATTCATTATACGGAAAGTTTGGAACATCGCCAAAAGGTAGAAGTAAAAAACCAGTTTTAGAAAATGGGATATTAAAATTTGAAAAATTAGAGGAAGAAGAACGGAAACCAGTTTATATTCCATGTGCTGTATTTATCACAGCATGGGCAAGAAATGAAACCATACGAATGGCACAAAAAATACATGAAACAGGAAAATATATTTATAGTGATACAGATAGTATTCATGCAATAGGTGATATACCTGATTTTATACCGTTAGATAATGCAAAATTAGGTTATTGGAAGCATGAATTTAATATAAAATATTGTAAATATTTACGTCAAAAATGCTATGTTGATTATGGAACAGAGCCAAATAGCAATAAATTAGAACGTAATATAACAGTTGCAGGTTTGCCTAAATCAGCGAAAAAGACATTCACAATTAAAAAGTTTAACATAGGTAGTATATATTCAGGAAAATTACAACCGAAGCAAGTCAAGGGTGGTGTGATATTAAAAACTACAGACTTTACTATTAAAGGAAAGTGAAGTAAAATTCATGTTGACAAACTCAAACAAAAGGAGTATAATGAAAGGAGAGAAAGGGAAAAAGTCATGATATATCAATGTTGGAAACCACGGTGAAGAACCGCCAACATGCATTGTCTAGGTGGTACTAGATATCATTGACTTTTCCCAATCTTGTAAAATGGAATATTTTAATATAAATGATGTTTTATCACACAACAAATTATTTAATTTTATTGTTGGTGAACGTGGAAATGGAAAAACTTATGGTGCATTAGAATACGTCGTAAAGCGTTATTTGAAATATGGTGAGGAATTTATATATTTAAGAAGATTTAAAACAGAGATTAAAAAAGTAAATTCCTTATTTGAACCGTTGAAAATAAACAACCCAAAATGGGAAATAACAGAAAAGAATAAATGTTTTTATATGAATGGCAAGTATATGGGTTTTGCCCATGCGTTAACTCAATCTGTTGTACAATCTAGTGTTGCCACACCTAAAGTGGGTACAATTATATTTGATGAATTTACCATGAAAGAGGGAACATATCATTATTTAAATAATGAAGTTGAAGATTATTTTTTACATTTTTGGTGTACCGTTGACAGGTTTAGAGGTGTTAAGGTAATTTTTATAAGTAATGCTTATTCTGTAATTAATCCGTATTTCACTTATTTTGACATAAATTTTGAAGGGGGAAATATATGGAAAAATGAGGATATTATAGCGATGAAAACAAACAGCGTTAAATATCGGGAGCAGATAAAACAAACACGTTCGGGTCAACTATTATCTAAAACGAATTACGGAAACTTTGCTTTAGATAATCAGTTTAAATTAGATAGCTATGATTTTATTGCAGAAAAAACTTCAAATGCTAGATACAAGTTTGATATGATTCTTGACGGTTTACCAGTAGGTGTTTGGTTTGATAACGAAAGTGGTTATTATTTTATAACAAATAAATATAGTTGTAATGGAACAAATTCAATTAAATTCGCATTAAGTAATACAGATTTAAAAGGAGCAACAATATTCACTAAAAATGTGCGTGGAATATTTCAGCTTGAAAATTTAGGAAAAATGTATCGTTATGGTAGAGTTTACTTTGAAGATTTGCAAATCAAAAAAGTTTATGAAAGTGTGATATCAAAATGGTAATAAACAGAAGAATGTATAATTATTCTAATCATTATTATGAAATGGGATTCACAATAAAGGAAGTAGGAATTTTCATTCATAAAATATTTGAATTACCATTAACAACTAGTAGAAGAATTGCAGAATATTGTATTTATTGTAAACAAGCTAATAAAGGATTTTGTCCGATTGATGTACAGGAGTTGATAAGATGAAAGATATTTTTTGTTTTTGTTGTGCTTGTGTAAGCAGTGCAATTTTATATCTGGTAGGTGACATAACAATGCCTTTCATAATTCTATTAATATTTATGTGTACTGATTACATAACAGGATTAATATTATCAGGTGTATTTAAGAAATCAAAGAAAACAGAATCAGGTGGGTTATCATCTGAAATTGGATTTAAAGGTTTGATTAAAAAAGTTTGTATAATTATATGTGTTATAGTTGCAAATTTACTTGATACAGTCCTAGGTACAAATTACATTCGCAATGTTGTTATAATCTCATTTATGACAAACGAAGTCATTAGCATTATTGAAAACTTAGGATTAATTGGTGTAAAAATTCCTAAAGTTATCACAAATGCTATTGATATATTAAAAGGAAAAGAGGAAGATGAAAATGCAAAGAATGGGGATTGATTTATCCGAACATAACGGAGATTTCAAGAGTAGTCGATTAGACGATTTTGAATTTGTTATGATTCGGACAGGTTATGGAAGCATTAACAAGGACAAGCAAGAAGACAAACAAGTTTATAACAATGCCAAAAAATGTATCAAGGCAAAAATACCGTTTGGATTTTATCATTATACATATGCTCTTGATACTAAAATGGCAGAAGCAGAAGCAGATTTTTGTTTATCAATTGTTGACAAAATATCAAATCAAGGGCATAGACCAATGTATCCTATTGCATTTGATATTGAGGATAAAAAACTTGACAAGCTAACGATTGCACAGCGTACAGATATTTGTATAGCCTTTTGCGACAAAATCGAAAAAACAGGATATTATGCTGTGATTTATGCAAGTACAAGTTATTTTAAATCTAAGTTGGATTTGCAAAGATTAACAAGATTTGATAAGTGGCTTGCCGATTGGACAAAGAAAAAAGATGAAGATTTGCAAAAAATAATTCCTCATGGAATACGTCAATTTAAGGTTGACAGAAACGAAAACTTAGATTATAATTATGCTTATAAGGATTATCCAGATATTATAGGAAAAATGTATGGAATAAAAAAAGAGTTAAAAGTTGGCAGTATTGTTAAGGTTCTTAAACCTATTATATATGGAACAAATAAAAAATTCAAACAATATTATGAATACTACGAAGTATTAAGTATTGGGAAAATTAGAAAGAACCGTATCGTAATAGGTAGAGATGGAATTACAACATCTGCAATTGATAAAAAATATTTAGAGGTGATTAAGCAATGACAATCGACGAATTATTCCAAACCATTGCAGAAAAGACTACAAACAACGAAAACATAAGTGTTGAACTAAATGATTTAATGACAAGTGTAAAATCGTTACAAGGAGTAAACACACAACAAGAGCAACAAATAAAGGATTTGCAAGACTATAATTCAAAATTAAAAGACGCTAATAGCAATTTGCTATTGTCAAAAGGGTTTGTTTCTAGATTTGAAAAAGAACCAGAACCAGAACCCGAAGAAGATAAACCTAGAAATATTAAAGATTTTATTAAATTTGATTAGGAGTGATTTTTTATGGGAGTTAATTTAGAAAACGGAGCAGAAGTAGTAAATACAGTAGTAGAGAATATGTCACCAACTTTAAGGGCGAGTATTCCGCAAGCAACCGCAACTAATATTCAAGATGTAGGAAAACCGATTTTGCAGTGGAGTGAATTGGCTAATGCTTTTTACACTACTTTATTTAACTTAATTGGAATGACTTATGTTGAATACAGAAGTTATAAAAACCCGCTTTCAATGTTCAAACGTGGTGATTCTATTTTAGGTAGTGATGTGAGAGAGATTGCTATTAATTTGCAGACAGAAAAAGATTACGATGTAAGCGGTAGTAGGCTTTTGACAAATGAAGCACCAGATTTGAAAGTTGCTTATTATAGAGTAAATCGTCAAAAAGATTTTGAAGTTACCAATATTGAAAGTGAATTACAAATGGCATTTTCTAGTTGGGATAATTTCGGTACACTTGTAAGCAGAATTGTTGATAACCTTTATAGGTCAAACGAAGTTGCAGAGTATGAATGGACAAAGGGTACTATTTCAACCGCTATTAATGATGGTAATTTAACGGAAACACAACTTGCAATGCCGACTGATTCCGCAACTGCAAATGCATTTGTTAAGGCTGTCAAAACATTATCAGATAAATTTACTTTTTTCTCTACTGAATATAATGCTTATAACAAAATGGCAACAAGTGATTCTAAAAAATTCAAAACCTTTACACCTAAAGAGCAACAAGTTTTGATTGCAACCCCTGAAGTAATGGCAAGTATTGATGTAGATAGTTTGGCAACCGCTTTTAATCTGTCTAAAGTTGAATTTATGGGAAGAACAATTGTTGTAGATGATTTTGGTGGAACAGAAGAAAAACCAATAACTGCATATGCAATGTTGTGTGATTCAGCATTTATTAAAATTTGGGATAAAACAAAGTATTTCAATACATTCGTAAATCCTGCTAACATGAGTGCAAAACACTTCTTCCATGTATGGCAAACTTATGGGTATAGTCCATTTGCAAACGCTGTTTTATTCAAACCCGCTGAATAGTTTATGAAAGGAGATACGGAACATGACTTTTACACCAGATTCAAAGGTGCGGTTATGTTCCGTTCCTTTTAGTGATTATACCAACGTGTTAAGTTTTAAAAATAATGATGAAGCTAGAGCAAATTACTTTATCAGTAAAACTGTTTACAACTTAACAGACGTTAACGGGTATAGTTACGTTAAGGGGAGCGGAGCAATTAGAGTTAATAAAAGCAAAGATTCACTATATAATGTTAATTATATGATGTATAGAAACGACCATTTTGGTAGTAAATGGTTCTATGCTTTTGTTGATTCACTAGAATATATAAACGCAAATGTAACTGAAATTAGATTCAGTACAGATGTATGGCAGACATGGGAAAGTGCTTTAAATTTTCATGAATCATTCATTGTACGTCAGCATATTCCAAAAGGCGATGATACTATCGGAGCAAATTTGCAACCAGAGGGATTTACAAATTTAAAATATGTTGAAGAAAAATTATTAAGAAATGATTTAGTTAAATATCATTCGTCTGATAAATCGTTAGCTATAATAGTTTGTTGTACAGAATATCCTGACAGAGATAGTGGAGTATGGAGAAAACCGCCTAAATGTTTAATTGATGAAGTACAAGGCACGTTAGCATATATCCCGTTCATTTCTACAGATACATTTTTTAATTTTCTATCAAAATTTATTAATGAAAGTGGTAAATCCGAATCAATTGTAAATATTTTTACTTGCCCAATAGAATGTTTTTACGACCAGACAAGCGGTACATTTAACTTTAAAGAGGGTACACCTTTGGGGGTATCTCCGAATGTATCAGTTAGTGATGTTTGGGAAACCAATTGGATTAGATATAGAATACCAAAAATGAATAAAATAAACATTGGAACACATGGAACGACTGTTAATCATTATGCTAGAAATAATAAAATGTATACATTTCCATTCACTAAGGTAATATTAACTAATAATAGTGGAAGCAGTTTAACATTTAGGCAAGAATTTTTTGACGGAACACCAACAGAGGGTGAGGACATTGTTTTTGATGTAAGGAATACTGTTTTACAACCTGTCACATCATATTGTCACCCTGCCAATTATAGAGAGGGAGATTATGTAAACGGACTTTCATTAACAAATTATCCTATGTTGCCGTGGTATACAGATACATATAGTAGGTGGTTAGCATTAAATCAAAATACATTAAAATATCAGCAATTAACACCTATAATTAATGCAGGGGTTAACAATTTTAATAACATGGTTTCATCATTAACAGGTGGAGCAGGAAATTATGCAGGAGCAGGTACGCAAATGGATAGTGCTAGAACGACACAAGGACAATTTAATGTCATTGGGGGGACTATCGGAAATAGAATTGCTTCACTAGGAACGCAAATTAATAACACTGTAAATAACCTTGTATCAACTGGTGAACAAATATGGAGTTTTTACGCAAAAAAAGCTGATATGGAATTACAACCAAATTTATCAGCAGGAAATTATAACGCAAATAATATTTTACAAATGAATCAAAAATTAAATTTTATGGTAATGTTTCAAAGAGTATGTTTCGAACAATTCAAACAAATAGATAACTATTTTGATAAATTCGGTTATGCCATAAATGATTTTAAAGCTGTTAACTATAATAATCGTTCTAATTTTGATTATATTGAAACATCACAAGTTGTCATTGAGGGTGATGTACCAGAGGACGATATGAATACAATAAAAAATATATTCAATAGTGGAGTTAGAATATGGCATGATACATCAACATTTTTAAATTATTCAGCATACGAATATAATACTAGCGATAAAAAATAGGTGGTGATAATATGGGAAAACGTAAACCATGGGATACTAATTTGTGTGGGTATAAAAACAACACAGCTTTTATGATGTACTATTCATATCTTGCAAATTTGCTATTGTCTAGGTATGAATGGAAAAATTTACCCGAATCGATGAACGAAAGATTTATAGAATTGTGTTTGTTTGAGGACGGAAAAGCAGTATTTGTAAATGATGATTTGTATGGAATGTTAAATTTACGATATTCCGAATCAAATACATTAAATATTTATCAAGAACCAGAAGAAATAAACGCATATTCTCTTGACTATCACAAAACATACAAACTACAAGATGTTGCACTGATTTACAACAATTATACCAAAATGCCAGATTTAGGGATTGTCTGTGAGTATGCCCTTAGGCTATACGATATCAGAAGAACCATAGATGTAAATACTAGAGTACAGAAAACACCATTGCTAATGTTGTGTCCTGATAATAAAAAGTTGACATTAAAAAATATTTATATGCAATATGACGGTAACGAGCCAGCTATATACGGATATAAAGACACGTTCAATGACACCGAATTTAAAGTATTGAAAACAGACGCACCGTTTATCGGTAATGACATGACATTACTGTTTAACAAAGTTCTAGATGAATTTTTGACAAGGTATGGTATCAACAATGCTAATACAGACAAACGGGAAAGGTTAATCACTGATGAAGTAAACGCAAATAATCAATTGGTACAATTATGTGGTGATGTTGGATTACTTTGTAGAAAACAAGCATGTGAAAAATTCAATAAACTTTATGGAACAAATATTGATGTTGAATTAAGACAAGAGCCTTTAGAGAAAGAATGTAAAGAGGGTGATGAAAATGAGTCGATATACGATTGAATTACGTTATTTAATTGAGGGTAACTATGATTTAGGGTTAAAAGATTATCCAATATTTGATGAATCATATCGAGAACAATTAAATAATAAAATCATTCAACATTATTATTTTCGTGAAATAGGATTCGAAACAGAAGCATTATTTAAGAACAGATTAAACCAAAAGATGAATGAAATAATGCCATACTACAATCAAATGTACGAATCTGAATTAATAAAAATAAATCCTCTACACACTACAAATATTGAAGAAAAATTTGCAAGAGAATCAATAGCTTCTGGGAACGGAACTTCAGAAACAACAGGCACTGGAAACAATACATCATCATTCAACACTACACAAACAACAGATTATGGAAAAGTAAGTAAATTTTCTGATATAGCACAAGCACAAACTACACCAAACGAAATATTAAATGACAAATATTTAACTAGTGCAACAGTAGATGACGGTCAAGACAAAGATACAAATAACGGAACGAACACTTCAGAATCACAATCAACATCTAGCGGAACAACTTCAAGTAACAATAATTTAAATGAAAATACAACACTATCCAGAACTGGAAACGACGGAATAGCAAGCGAAAGCGAATTATTAAATATGTATCGTGAAACATTTTTAAATATTGACATGATGGTTATTGATGAACTATCTGAATTATTTTTAGGAATTTGGTAAGGAGTGTATTAAAATGATTGATTTTACAAAAGTACCTAATATCCACTATTGGACACAAAGGGTTTTACCTTGTGTGTTTGATGAGAGTTTATCTTATGTAGAAAAGATTAATAAACTTGAAGAAGAAATAAACAAATTAATTGAAGATTACAACACATTCGGTCAAGCTGTCACAAATGAAATTAACACATTTGAGGGAGAAACAACAAATCAAATCAATGCTTTTGTTACACAAGTTACTGATGATATTAATTCATTTAAAGAAAATGTAACTAATAACATTAACTCTTTTGAAACTGATATACGCAATATTGTTGAAGAGTTTGAAACAGCTATTAATAATGATATTGCTACATTCAAACAAACAATAACAACACAACAAGAACAATTTGAAACCAGAGTAAACAACGATATTAATGCTATGCAAGAGGTTGTAAACGAAATTCCTAATACTGTGACAACACAAGTTAATGCAATAACCCAACCATGGCTTGTGGCAAATGTTCCCGCAATGGTTGAATCCATTGTTGCTAATAATGTAAACAAAGTTTTTGATGTAGACCAATTATATAATAGCGGAACAAGTGAAACAATTGGTGATATAAATAACTGGACAGAAACAGGGATTTATTTTGGAACTACAAATAGTGAATTTCTTAATTTTCCAGATAGTGTTGGCAGTGGATATAATTTTTATTGTATTGTTTGTCATTCAGCAGACACAAGTGTATATGGCCCATTGCAACAGAATCTATATATTTCTAATGGAAATATATATTACAGGTCACAATCAGATACTCAAGTGTGGAATAATTGGTATAAATCAAATATTTCTGTAACCAATATCCCATACAATACTACAATTGATTTCAACACTTATTTTTACACAAGTACAGAAGTTGCAAATGGTGATATGTGGATTGGCATGTTTCTAGGTTATGATAAATGGCTAAATGCGCCTAGCGGACTTAATGTTGGTGATATTGCATTAATTACAAATGATATATTGTACGCTGATGGTAAAATTATAAATGTTGAAAGGGTAACAAAAATTGGTAGTACTGACCCAAACTCTCAATATATCAGCAAAACATGGAGTAGATGTAGAGTTGGGTCAATATGGAAATCATGGAATCCAACAAGTCTTGATTACCAATACAAAGAAATACTCACGATTACACATTTAGACAATTTAAAGGAAACAGGAATATATACTATTAGTAGTGAAAGTGGTGTTACAATCAAAGGATTACCATCAATGGCTTTACAATACGGTTCGTTTTATATCAGAGTAACAGCAAATAACATTGGTACAAATAGTGATGAAATAATTCAAGAAATTATAAATGATGGTCCTGGTGCTAATATTTATTCACGTAAAAAGAACGGAAGTTCATGGAGCGTGTGGAGAGCCATTGCACCGAATGTGATATATGAAGAAACAACAAATTTTACATTGTCAGGTGCTAATCCTTCATATGAAAATTACTATCCAACGACTATTTCAACAATTGGATTACCAAATGAAAATATTTTCGATGGTTTTGAAGTACAAGCAATTGTAAATATAGATGGTAAATCAAGCAATCCAACACCGATGTTATATAATGCTAATTTGGTTTATAATGCTAATTCACCTAATGTAATAACAATAGGTTTTAAGGTGTTTGATTATGAATCTCAAGCAGGAAAATTTTATGTAAAATTTAGAGTATTAGATTGGAGATAATTATGTGCACGCTAGAAAAAATTCTAGCGTGTATTTTTTACGCAATAAATTCATATTAGCTTTAACGCTTTATCATGCTAAACTATGCTATTCTATGAACCCACCGCCAAGCCACTGGAAAAAACTTATCCA